ATCATCTGACGCGTGCGCCCCGAGGTATCGGATACCTCCGGGCGACACGCTCATGTGATGGTGTGCTTTCGCAGAGTTTCACTCGCGATCCTTGTTCGGAGTCGTGAGATTTATCGCACGTTCTTACTGATCGCCGACTGCTAATATTAGGATACCGAACTTCAGCAGTTCTCAAGAAGCGGATTCCACCGTGGGATATACCGATTTACAATACATACGCAATACGTTTGCAGAAAAAGCGGCTATCGGGATAAGTTTTATCGAGACATAGGAATTTGAAATTTTTCTATTTTTTGATATACTTCTTTTATAACTATCGTGGATCGAAATCTACGCTGTTTCTTCAACTAAAACCTATAGAAGGAGAAAAACAATGTTTAGATATTTTATTTTGGTAACACTATTTTTCATCTTATTCTTTACGGGGTCATGGATTTATGGAGAAACAAGTGTACCATTTACGTACACAAAAGTAAGCGATGGAGACTTTTGGGACATAACTATTACGTTTGACGGCAGAACAGAAACTTATAGGAAGGAAAAAGGTAGAGGCATTTCAGGGTTTCCTGTATATTCTGATGATGGAGCAACCTATATTATTAACGTTGATGGAAGCGGTAATGTATTTGCGGTTAGAAAATTTGTGCCTATAGATCATGAGCACGATCAGCCCACTGTGCCGCGCTCTACACTAATTCAATCACCTGATTTTTCTCCAGATGCGTCTTCTGATCCATCACCAGTAGACATAACGCCCGGTCCGGGTAATACGTCTACGAAGGCGGTTGCGGCATCCGCTCCTACAAAGGTTACGGAGTACATGCTACGGGATTGGAGTAAATCCGGCGGTGGCGGACTGCCCCAGTGGATTGAACTCTACAATCCGAACGCAAAACCAATAAGCCTGGAGGGGTATCAGTTCACGCACGCCTACAGAGAATTCGCAAACACTCCGTGGAGGTATGTTACCACATCTATTACTGGATTGACGGTTCCAGCGTCCGATGTTGTGATTATCGCGAGCAAAAGCGTTCGCAGCCAACCTTGGGAAATTGGCGGGATTTCAAAGGAAAATGTTTGGGTTATTCCTTACAATACAAGGCATGATGGATTCCCTCAATTAAAGAACGGATGGCATCTCAGAGATCCAAATGGTAAATTGGTTCACCGGATTGGCACGGCGTTTCGGGAATATCCTGCTGATGATCCCAGTGATTGGGAGGCATCGTTAGGACAACCGAGGCTACCACGTCACAACAGTAACGGTTATAGAGTTTCATATCAACACTTTCCAAGTGAGACGCCAGACGAAGATCATTTCTATGGTAACCAAAACGACATGGGGACACCTGGATTCTATAAGCAAGCAGTGCCAGCGGCACCAAGTTTACAACGTCCAAAGCTCGCGACAACCTGGGGACACCTCAAGAGCGGAAAATAATCGGAGACATTCAATCCTCTTGTAGAGCTAGGTCTTGTGCCTGCCGATTCCTCTACCTAAAGATTGGTACGATCCTGATCACGTAGACGCAAAATCTGATCTGCAAGCTCCTGCGTACTGCCGTCAGGGAACTGAATAACCACCTGCGCCGTGATCTCCTCTGGGAAACTCGCTTGCTGCGACGCATCCCCTAAACCACCATCCCTGCGACTGCCAATGTTCAACCCTTCCGTAACCCCTGCCACAATTTCTCTTGATACGTCCCTGGCATTGCGTATTTGATTCGCATCCGGTAGGTAATTCGGGGTAGGACGCGATTGACGCAACACCGATTGACGCGCAATATTCCGAGCGATCCTGTCAGTTTGAGGGTAATGGAAAAGTTCATTACCGCCCTGCTCAACGACACCCCCCACCGCTTGACCTACAGCCAACCCCGCGACCGGGTTTCCAAGTGCGGTCCCTGCCGCCACACCTGCAATTGTGATTCCCACGTTCGCCACTTTCAGAATCGCACCTTTCCATGCGTTGTTCCGTTCTTCCTCAGCGATCGCTTCCAGTTCTTCCCGCATCGCCGCCGTATCCTCTTTCAGATTCGCCACATCGAAGTTTGCTTGTTCATTGATCGCGTCAATTAACTCACTCATCCGCGTATCGAAAACGATTTTCGTTTCCCGGATCTCCGCGAGTTCTACGTCCAACTTCCCATCAATGCTCACAAGGTTCTTGCTCAACGTCGCACGCACCGACCGTATGTCCGCTGCCTCCTCGGTGTTGAGTTGCAGCATCGCGACGTTGTGCGCGAAAATCTCGGTATCCCGTGCTTTTATATACGCATCTCGCGCCTCTGTGATGGCCGCATCCGTTTCTAACCGATCCGCGATACTCTGGGCGTTGATACCTTCGATGCCCTCAATTTCGCTCCGGTCTATATCCCCCAAAGCTGTGTCCCGATCGACACTCGCTTGCGCAATATCGCTTAACCCCGGCTGGAAAGCAAGTGAGGCTTCAGCGAAGGTCGTCCCCGCTTGTGTTTCGAGTGCCGTCTGCTGCGCAGTTGCCTCCGTAATTCTCGTCTGGACGGCAGCGTCGACCGCCTGTCTATCCACTAACCCCGATTCTTGGATCTCCGCAATCGCCTCCCGGAACGAGGTATCCAATTCTCGCATCGTTGCATTGAGCGTGAGTGTCGCTTGCGCCGCACTGCTCAACGCCGGGACAAAGTTCGCTCGCGCTGCCTCAATGGATACGCCCGCCTCCGTTTCCAATACCTGTTGTGCTGTCTGCGTTGTGCGTCGGTCGGCTGCTTCGGCTACGTCAACTGCTGAAAGCGCAGATACTTCCTCAGCATCTATCTCTCCGAGTGCCGCCGTCAAGGCTTGTAACGCCTGTGTGTTCAGATCCACCGCTGGCGTATAATTGATAAGTGCTTCCTCAAACGATAGTCCTGTTCGTGTTTGGGCATCTGTAATCTGTTGATTCAATCCTGAAAGGGTTCCGGTGGTTTCCGTTTCGAGCGCGCTTAACTTCTCCTGTTCTGCCGCGGTTACTGCGGAAAGTGCTTCACTCAGCGTCAGTGCCGCCGTCGCGGCATCGTCAAAACTCGTTTGGAGCACTTCACTTGTCGCTTGCTCCGCTTCTTGATTGATCCTGTTGAGTGCCTCTGCATGGGTCAGAAGTGCCTGCTCGTGGGCACTCAATGCCGGGACATAGTTCTCCTGTGCTTCTGAGAACGAAACACCCGCCGCTTCTTCCACCGAGGCAATGCCTTCTTGTGCCTGCGCACGCGCTGCGGCTTCTTCTTGGGCAATTCGTTCTTTTTCTGCTTGTGCCTGTTCCGCGATTTGCACCTCTCTTGCCGCCGTTTGGCGTGCTAAATCCTCGCGCGCCCGTGCCTGTTCCTTTTGTAAATCCAGCACGTCCCGGTGGAAGGCTTTCGTCAAATCTTGAATTCGGCGGTTATAGCGTTTTATGGCTTCTTCGCGATCTTCTTCAGTATCTGCATCCGCCAATTCTCTATCCAAGCGAGTGGCTGCGTCCAACTCGTCACGCCGGAACTCTTCACGCAAATCTTCAAGCGTCCGTGCCCGATTCCGCTCTAAGTCCTGAAGTGTCTGTTGGGTGTCTTCGTGTAGTTCAACGAGGTTGTCTAACCGATCCTGTTCTGCATCTAACTGCTCGTCACGTAAATCGTTGAGCGTGTCGTTCAGGTCTTTCTGGATATCGACAACACTGTCAACGAGATCGTTCTGGATGTCCTGGAATCTGTCGGCATACGTTTCATCTGCCCGTAATCTCGCGGCGGCGGCTTCCTGCTGGATCTGCGCAAGGCGATCTCCCCGTTCCGTCTCGATCTCCTCAAGACGACGCGCATATTCGGCGTTGGCTTCGGTACGGTTCTGAATCGATTCCTGCTCTATGGCGAACCGCTCCTCGGCATGTTCCTGCTGGACATCCACAATTTCTGACTCGATACGCCGAATTTCGTCTACCAGATCAGTGCTAATGTCAGCGATCGTTTCGGCATATTCTTCGTTAGCTGCGACCCGTGCATCCGCTGACCGTTGTTCAATCGCAATCCGTTCCGCTGCGCGGTCCTCTTGTCGCTCAAGAAATCCTTCCTCAAGATCATCCCACGCCTCCACCAAGTCGTTGTAGATCTCCTGCATCGTATCAACGAACACCTGGTTCGCCGCAGTTCTGGCGGCGGCGGCTTCTTCTGTTATTCTGACAATCTCACCTGCACGGTCGGCTTGTCTTTGAACGAATCCCGCTTCAAGCGATTCGATGTCTTCTGCCAACTGACGCTGCACCGCTAAGACGTCTTCAACAAGTCTATTGTTGATTTCCTGCACAGTATCCGCATACCGTTGCTCTGCTTCTGCCCTGGCTTCGGCGGCACGTTCGGTAATCGAGAGGATCTCTTGCTGACGGTCCTGTTCCCGCTCGATGAACCCGTCATTGAGTTCCTGGATCCGAGCGTCACGCCGTTGCTCAAGTTCCAGGAGCCGATTGTTAAGTCGCTCCCGGAGCCGTTCCCGTGCTTCGGCGGCGCGTGCCTCGATCTGCTGAATCCGTTCTGCCGCTTTCTCTCGTGCCTTGACCTCGGCATCCGCGGCATCGGCGAACGCCTGTTCGATAGACGCCAAACGCCTGACCCGCTCTTCTTCGATCTGCTGTTCGACCGCCGCAAGCTTGGTCCGTTTCTCTTCGTTGATGGCAATGATCTGTTCGGAATACTCGCGCTCCAGGTCCGCAAGGTTCTCGACACGTTCCTGTTCGATCCGCCGCAATTGCCCTGCCGTCCGGATCGCCTGACTCGCTAATTCCTCTCCCGTTCGCGCCGCAAAACCGACAGTGTCAAAACTCTGAGCGTTCAAATCGGGTGTCCGTGGATCAAAAGCATCAAGCGCAGAAAACGAGGCGTTCAGGAATTCCGCATCCCGCGCCGCGGCTTGCGCTTCTTGCGACAGGTTTCTCAACGCAATCGTTGTGTCTCGGATACTCCGAGTCGCATCCGGCAACGTGCCAGTGAACCGCTCCATCTCCGATCTGACCCGCGGGATTGTCGCCTCTGAGAGACGAAACGCATCGTCGAAATCACGCAACTCGGCTTCAGCACGCCGAAAGTCGGCATCCCTGACGGCTTCACCGACACGGTTAATTGAACCGAACGCCGCATCCGCAGCTTCCGATGTTAAGGTCAGTCCATCGATGTAGTCGCTTAGGGGATCGCCGGTCGCCGCTTGGAGTGTCTGAAGATTCGCCTCGATTGCCGCCGTCAGCGCGTTTTCGGCTGCCGTGAGATTCACAAGTGAGGGGATGGTTGCTTGGATGGATTCCGTATAATCTTCGACCTGCCCGGAAGCAACACGCCAGAAGTCGTTGAGTGCCGCTTGCCCACCAGCTAACGCTTCAATGTTCTCTCGAACCCGAGCAGATGCCGCGACATATTCACCGTAAGAGATAGCACCGTCCCGTAAGGCATCTTCGGCATTTCTTATCGCTTGCGCCGCTGCTTCTTGTGAGGCTGCCAGTAACTGCGATGATAATGCGTACGTATTCGCATTGTCTTCGGCAATCCGGACAATCGCGGAATAGCGACGCATCTCCGAGCGCAATACCTCTAAAACGTCATTCGCCTGGATAATATCCTTGTTGAGATTCTTATAAGTTTGTGAGGATGTGTCGCCAGAGATCGCTAACTCGCGCTGTTCTCGTGCTAACTTCGATACCTCTTGCTGCTGCAACCGGACGCTCGCACTCAGGTCATCTGCCTGAGACTGGAAATAGTCGATCGCAAGCGCACTGCCTTCCAGCACGCCCTGCAAGTTTTCTAATTCGCCCTGGAGTTCGAGAATCGCTGCGACATCTTCATCACGCCGCAGCGTCGTCGGATCGACACCCCGTAACGCAAACGTCTGACGTCCCCTGTGTCGGGCTTCCGACGCAGCGAAACGCTCTAACGTCTCAATCTGGTCCTCTACCAAAGAGATATGTATCTTGACGGCTTCGTTTCTTTTCTCTAACGAGTCAACGTTTGCAAGACTCGCATTCAAACTGTTAACTGAAGATGTGAACGCCGCCGTCGCCTCCGCCGCGGAACCCGGGGCATCCAAAAACGCTGTGATGTTCTCGAATAATTCTGCTAACCCAGCCGCCCCACGCGTAACAATCGGTAGAAACCGTTCCCCGATTTCGGCTTGTAGCAAGAAAAAAGCGTTTTGGAGTCTGTCTATCGTGACAATATAGGAATCCGGGGGCGGCGACTCGAACCGACGGGCGAGTTCGTCAAACGTCGGGATTAGCAAGCCTATCATGTCCCCCCCAACACGATTGAAAGCCTCACGTAGACCCTCTATGTTCGCCTCGACACCGTGAACATCTGCCAATGCGGAATAGAAGCCGGGGATCTGCTGTACGATCGTACGAAAGTCACGAAAGTCGACTTGCCCCAATTGGATCGCCTGAATTATCTGCTCCATGGCCAAAGCAGCACGATCCGCAGACCCACCGAGCGACACAATCGTCTGACCGACGGTCAATAGGATTTTGTTGGCATCTTCCGCACCGACACCCGCGGCGAGCAGTCTGTTTGAAAAACGCGTCAGCGGTTCAAAGTTCAAACCCGGCAGATTCGCAATCTCAACGAGATCCTCGATCCTCGCTTCAGCCGCCGCCGCGGAACCCGTGATCTGTTGTGTGGCGCGTAGATACTGCTCCATTGCACCCGCCGCACGCACACTTTCAACCCCAGAACGGCCAATCGCATAACTAATATCTAAAGCCGCAAACGCACCAAACGTCGTCAGCGTGTCGCGTACCACAGTGCCCAACAGTCCGATGGCTCTGCGCGCGACACCCGCTTCACGTCCCGCACCGCCAACGCCACGTGAGAATCCCGATGTACCCCTGCCAGCTTGTTCAAGTTCATCACCGAGTTTATTAACGTCTGCCGCCGTCTGCCGCGCTTCGTCACCGAGCCGATCAATGGTTTCCCGCGTTTTCGCAAATTCACCATTCGACTCACGGATCCGACCCTGTGTATCCGTAAAAACACCACCGAACTTTTTCGCCTCGGCAGACGTCTTGAAGATGTTCCGACCCAGCGTCGTAACCCCGATCGCCGCTTCTTTCGCCTCGTCGCCAAGCCTGTCAACGACCTGTGCTGCTTGCGTAGCAGTTCTATCAGCCTGCTCCATACCTCGACGGAGTTCTTGGATCTCTTTCGTCAGTTGATTAATTTCACGCTTCGCTTCAGAACCCTGTGCGCGAAATCTAATTTGTACGTCTGCCATAGTAAAATCTCTCTATATCGTAAAAAAATGGAATCGTCAATTAACGAAGGTCGTTTGATTTTACGAAATAATCAGGTTGTGCTATACTCTTTGAAAACTTTTTGGAGGAACCTTTATGAAATTCATGATGTCTACGTTGCTTACGTTGCTCGCTTTCGCTTTTTTTGTGTGCTGTTCCGCTTTTTTCGCGGGGTGTGCGAAGTCGGTATCTGAGCCTGAACCTGAACCTGATCCCGTAGAAGTCATTTTAAGACATCAACCCCCCGCGGAGAAGGAACCCCTACAACAAGAAGAGGAAGAACGTCAAAAAGAGAAAGAACGTCAACTTCAGCGCGAAACTAACCGCAAGACGATAGAAGAAATTCTTGAGATGCAACGCCAGCAACGAAAAAAATTAGACGAAATTGCAAAGCAGCACCTCAAGGATGCCCATGCCCTTATATTCAAACTTGAGAGGATGCGCGCGCCTGACCGTTCCATTCCTGCAGTCATCAAGGCACTCAAACCAAACCTGAACAACCCCGACTCATTTCAGCATATCAAAACAACAATTATGCCGATTCGACAAGGAAATACGTATCATGTGTTAGTGCGCGTCCATTACCGCGCAACAAACGCGTATGGCGGATTAGTCAAAACCTCAAGCGAATTTCGGTATAATACAAAAGGACGTGTTATCTCCGCTAAATAGAGTGGAACGTTTAAAAATTTCTCTGGAGTTTTCCTGCTTTTTCTCTTGCTAAAAAGTGGGGAAAATGGTATACTATAGGAAGGTAGTGGGAAGGGGGTGCAACCCCTCCCCGGTGCCAGAAACAATCAACTTTTGCGCTAACATCGGAATCTTGCTTCGGCATTTAATAGTATATACCAACCTATTATTGAATGTCAAGCGAGGTCCCCCAACCTTATGGAGCTTGACATTTTTTTATGGACCAAAAATTCCTTACCCATAACCTGAAGCTGCTCTTTGCGGCACACCACTACGTCTTCAACTCAAAAGACCCGAAAGCCATTGCCAAAGTCTTAAAGGTCAAGAAAGGTAAAGTTCAGTGGTGGATGCAGTCTTACGAGTGGATTGAAGCCGTCTCTTACTGGAGCGGAAGCCGTCCAGCAACAGGAGGCGATCTCGCTCTCGCTGAACAGGTTTGGACCGAGATGATCGAAAAGTATGACGATCTCTCTGCTATTGACTTGCCTGTAAATCCTTTCAAGAGTCCGCATACCGGCGATTCCGCTGTATATGCTCTGATCCAGTCACATCTCTTTTGTGCCGACAACCTTTGCGATGACGAGATACGCGCTCGCGTCGCGGAAGAACGAAAATTCGAGGGTGAACCTGTCCGATATGAAGGACAACGCCTTGGAAATACTTACCATTATTGGATTTTCCCAAACTGGGACGAAGGACTCTATAGCAAAGCATTTGCAAGAATCAACGCCGCTGGCGATCTCGTTGTCGGTTCTGGTGAGGATACCTGCCTTGTCATGATCCGGCACGGCAGGTTGACATTGACACGACAGTTCTTCGATGATCTTGTTTCTATTTTTGACAAACGATTGCTCGTTTGTCTCTAACCTCACGCGTGGGCGGGAATGCTCTCGCCCACACTTCCTAAAAGGAGTTTTTTTATGCGTTCTGGAATATATTTGATCCGAAATCTGATAAATGGCAAATGCTATATTGGTAAATTTCAAGGTTATATCATTAGCCGAATCAATCAGCATCTTGCGGGTAAATCTCCAAGATGTAAGGCTTTGAATAACGCTGTAAAAAAATATGGTAAAGACAATTTTGCATGGGAAATCCTCTATTATGATAGTAAGCCTGAATTTCTTCCTCACCTTGAAAAATTACTGATTAGAATATACAAAACTAAGTCTCCGAATGGTTATAATTTGACGGATGGCGCGGGAGGCATCCCAGGTTATGTCTTTCCAAAAGATTCAAAAATGTTTTCAGAAGAAACAAAGCGTAAGAGATCAGAGTCTCTAAAAAAGACTTTTGCTGAATTACCTGAAATATGGCATGAGGCACAGCGTTTAGCCACTGAAGCAGCAGCAAAAACGACGCGTGGAAAACCCCGACCAGTGGAAGTTTGTCATAAAATCAGTATAGGACACCGTAAACCCGACTACACAGAAATGCACGATTATTTCTTATCGCTTCCCGCAGACATGCACTTGTCTGAAAAGACTCGCTTACTTCGTGAAAAGTTCCCAGCCGTAAAAAACAGCACCCTTTATTTTCGAATATACCAATGGACAGACATAAAAGGCAAAAAACAGCACCCGGATCGTCCAGAAGTCCACAAGTTTTTTAGATCCCTGCCCCCAGATATGCCATTGCCCAAGAAAAGACATCTGCTCCAAAAAGAATTCCCAAATGTCCGTAAGTACCTTCTCAACAGATGGCTCAATAAGTGGAGTGGCACAAACACCTTGATTAGACATCCCGATAAAGTAGCAGCCCGTGAATTTTTCTTGTCGCTCCCTTCAGATATGTTATTATCTGAAAGAAGAAATTTGCTCCGTGAGAAATTTCCAAACGTTAAAAGGAACACCATGAACAAATGGACCCTCAATTGGCAATCCGAACTCACCACCAAAGGAGACCATAAATGAACTCAGTTATCATAAACGTCAAAGGCGAAGGTCGCTTATCCGCAGAAAGCATTGTCACCGTTAGGGCATTGGTAACCTATCACCTTGACGACGAACCCAATCCCACACTCTTTGAGGTGATGATCACAGCACCCGCGGTTGATTTAGAGCTGTTTTTATCGCCCTATATCCATAATGAGAAAGCCGATTTAGAAATCGAGATCCTCAACATTATCCAGCCCACTATTGGTCAACATGACGAGAACATAAAATGGCTTGACTTTCTGATCCAACACCAGCAAGGCGACAACCCGGACGAAGAAACCAACTAATCCACCGCTGGCCCCGCAAATGGCAATCCGAGACTTAAGCCCATTCCAAGCCTTGCTCTTACCCGGTTGTTCCTCCCATTAGTATACCCAACCGCAGAGACACAACAGAACCGAATCCAGCATCCTGTTATGCCGATTTACAATACATTCGCAATACATTTGCGGGAAAAGTGGGTATCAGAGGAAGGATCTGGTTGGGACACGGGAACTTGTAATTTTTTTGTTTATTTGATACACTTCCTGAACCAGTTTTGGGGGCACCATTATGGAAAGGAGGCTATGAAAGGAGCAGGTTAAATGAGTGAAGAAAACCGAACTATTATGGATAAGAACTTTGAAAATATGATAAAACTTGCGGAGTACGCAGCAAACCGGCATAATGAAAGAAGGCAAGTTATATTCAGGGTTTTTATTTCATATATGACCTTTCTGGTTGTCCTTTCTGGTCTAATTATTAATAATTGGGAAAAAAGCATTTTAACAGAAGACGGCTTTTTCTGGCTTGTAAGTGTTATTTTATTAGTTATATTTTTCTGTTACTCCCGATGGCTCAGAGCGTTTTATATAACATCGGATTACGATGCGAGAAGAAGAAGTTACTACCTCACAAAGGCAGAAGTTATCAGTTACCATATGTCTAAAGACTTGAATTCGTATTATAGTGCCTGTGAAAAAGTTTACCCCTATCTTGCAAACAATAAATATCTTGAAATTGATGAAAAACGTCTATTTACAGATAGAAAACTGCACTTTCCTGAGCCCGAAGATACTGAGAAATGCCCTGCGCCACCGAAAGTTCGGGGCAATAAGCATTTTCACTTTCATTTTTGGACTCCGTTGGTGGTAACGATTTTAATTTGGATTGCCTTGATAGGTAAGAATTTTTGGATTATGCTTGTTTTTTTCGTTATATGTGCTTTGATTGATAAATGGATAGGGAAATAAGAAAACTGTACTGCCATCGGAAATTTAGACCACTCTCTTGTACTGCCATCGGAAATTTAGACCACTCTCTAATATAAGATTGTGCTACAATGACAATCTCAATTGAAAGGAGAAATCCGATGGCGAAACGAAGAAAATTCACTCCTAAGTTTAAAGCAGAAGTTGTGCTTGAGGCACTGCGTGGCGAAAGTTCACAAGCAGAACTCTGTCGACGCTATACCCTCAGCGAAAACCAGATTTCAACATGGAAACGTCAGCTTCTTGAAAATGTCGAAACCTTCTTTGAGTCGGAAACCGACAAGCAGTCAAGTGAGTCAGCGGAGCGGATTGCGCAACTTGAACAGCTCGTTGGGCGGTTAACGCTGGCGTTGGAGATTCAAAAAAAAGCATCGACCTTGTTGAGTTGAACCCATCTCAACGGCGACACATAGTTGAGACGTTGCACAAGGAGTATTCCATGCGAGAGATTTGCGATACGCTAGGTTTCAACAAGAGCACCTTCTATTATCAACCGAAACTCGACGCGTCTGAAGACGTCCTGCGATCAGACATACAGCAGTTAGCTGCCCGGTATCCCACCTACGGGTATCGACGTATCACCAAACTGCTGGTGAATCAAGGACACCCTGTTGGGTATCGGCGCGTCGCTCGGTTGATGAAAGAAGAGAACCTCTCGGTCTCGGTGAAACGGGTCTGTCAAACCACGAGGTCCCTTGAAGGTTCACACCCGTGGGTCAATAGAATACAGACGCTTGAGATCTCCCGACAGGATCAAGTCTGGGTCGGCGATATCACCTACGTCCGCCTCAACAGACGTTTCATCTATGTCGCTTTGCTCATGGATGTCTTCACGCGCATGATCAGAGCGTGGCAGCTGAGTCGGCATTTGACGCAATCTCTAACCTTGGACCCCTTAGAGCAAGCTTTACACGACAGGGTTCCGCAGATCCATCATTCCGATCAAGGCGTGCAGTATCTTTCAAAGGCGTATCTCTCGCTGCTCAAGGAACACGATATTCAGATTTCGGTAGCTCGTAGAGGGTGCCCTTGGGAGAACGGATACGCCGAACGGTTGATCCGAACTCTCAAGGAGGAAGAAGTTCACCTCAACGATTATCACGACATCCACGAAGCCAGAGATCGCATCGATCATTTTATCACACAGGTGTATCATCAAAAACGTCCGCATTCGGCGTTAGGGGATCTGACACCTATGGAATTTCAACGAAAAAACTTGTCTTAACTTTGCGAAATTGTGGTCTAAATAAACGGTAGCACTTCAGTTTTTTATACATAATACGAAATGAATGAAAATAATCAAACGTCTTCAGTTTCACGCATTAGGGACTTCATAACTGGATTACCTGTAATCGGAAAATCTGTTGATTTTTTTATATCTGTCGGGTCTTTTATAAAATCTGCCTTCAGCTCTTTTAAAGCCAGTAATAATACCAGTTTACCCACTATATTCATTCTATTGTCTTTGTTTTTTGGCACAGCAGCAGCAGTGGTTTCTGCTATGATTGAATATAAAGTTATGGTACATGTATATAACAGTAAGGAGGGTATAGAAAGTCTCCCGTGGGAGATTGTTAAGTTTATTTTTCACCTAATTGTCGGCGAGAAAACTGAAACTCCAACTGAAACAGAGCAGGCAACCCCTAATAATCCTTTGTTTCCACTACTAACTGTTATAGTATTAGAAGGAGCTAAGTGTAAACTCATCATTGATTCCCATAGCAGTCAGAAAATTAGAAGTCTTTGGCATGCATCATTACGTGGATTATTAAGGCTATTTCTCGTTGCTATTTCAATCTTTTGTTCATTAGTTTTTTTCGCACAACTAATGAACAAACCAAATGAAGATTCAGTGAATGCGGCGATTGAGGAAGCTGTAAAAGACATTCATAAAGCAAAAGATACGAAAATGAAAAACGATACGGAATTGTCAAATTTAAGAAAAGAAAGGCAAAAACTTACTGATATGATCCTTGAAAATATCGGTGAAGAAGGTCAAGAAGTAAGAATAGTCCGTGGCGCGAGAGATGGTCATGGGCCAGTAGCAGAAGGTATAGTTAAGGTCAGAGCTGGTATAAATTCTCAAGTAGCCCTCATAGATAAAAAAATCAGAGAAAGAAGGGGAGAATTAGAAACTGAGGCAACAAATCAAATAAAGGAAAAAAGAAAAACGATCAGAAAGGGTGGCAGAGCGTTAGATCCCAAATGGATGTCTGCAATATTAAGTGCTATACATGAAGGTGTTTCCACAGAAAATGATGAAGGTGTTTCCACAGAAAATGATGAAGAGAATAAAGGAAATTACCCTCGGAATTGGGCTTTTTGGTTTTTTGCTAGCTTTAGTGTAATGATCAGCCTTGCCTTAGAGTTGATAATCAATGAAATGTTCAAGAGCGCAGCCAGACAACTCTCAAGGAGCAATTACAATGACTAAATGTAGTGCCACCATTTATTCACAACACGCCCTTGCCTTGACACACATTGACAAGCCATGCCCCCGTGATACAATACCGAAGTAAACTTTTGGATACCACACGGCGTTACAACGAAATAAATGAAAAAAGGAGGTCAATCCTAATGGCAAAATCCAAAGGTGGGGGTAGCAAAGGCGGTCGTACAAGTCGTCCTGCTTATCCGAGCAACAAACCCTCTAAAACTGGCAACAAGTCGGGGAGTGGGCGCAGTAATAAGACGTCGGGCAAAGGTAGCAAACGTAAATAATGCGCCGCATCGCACAACTATAGCGTTTCAGGGCGTGTCATATTAATTCAAAAGGCAGCATACGGCCCAGTATACCGTATGCTGCCTTTTTGTTTTCAGGCTGCTATTAGGATCGCAGAAGATACGCCTCACTCCGATTCATCGCCTGTGGTTCTCGGCTAATTCATGGCGTTCTATAGGGATTGGTGGGAATCGTTCCCGATTGCTGTCTTCTAATTACTATCTATCCTGAAAATCTCTAAATCATAAAAATCACAGTTCAGATATTTTCGGAATAGAAATGGGTGGGAATACCAACCCCACCCATTTTTCATTTTTTCCGCCTACGCCTCTGCTCCTCAATTTCCTTGAGGTATGCCTCGTGACATATCTCATCGTAACTATAGCGATAGTTGATATCCGCACCCGGACACGCTCGGTCCGATGGCATCATACCGCCCGCAGTGCTACTCGCCCACAGATTCGCCATCTTCGCTCTGCCCTTCGGAGTCTGCGAGAGATCGAAAGTGGCGTTGCAGGGACCTCAGCCCTGCCTCCGGAATATTCGTAACCCTGTGCGCTTCCATCAAAGTTTGCATAAACCGCTCTGATAGGTATTCAACCGGATACGCATCCCCTTCCGCGATTGCGAGGTCCTCTATTGCCTCTACATCCACTCGCGAAGTTGTCCGATCCCTATCATCGTGATGGGACACTTCGCTCTCGCTTGCGTCCACTTCCTTATACGAAAGCACCGGATCTAAAATCATTGAAGACACCAGTACCTGACGCTCCGCCGTTTTCTGAGCCACAACCGCTGCGAGTTCGTCTTCCGACATATCCACATACTTCTTCGAGGCTGTTCCTATGGGATACCATTCGTGTGTGTCGCCTAACAGCGCAAACGCATCCGCAGGGACACCCCGCCGTACTTCGACTTGGTAGATAGCATCTTCCGTTGGGGTGTTCACCGATCCATAAGCACTACGGAGCGCGTCTATCATGATCGGCGAACGCGCTTCGATCGGCGACCCCTCACCGACACCCATATAGGAGAACGGTGGATCATACATGAGTTTGCCAAGCAACAGATTCGCAACGGCACGATCCCGCTCGTCCATCGCAATACCGTCCTTCTCCTGACCAATATATTGCTCAAGAATCTTTAAGTGCGCGACTTCAACATCCAACGGTTTGCCGTCCCAGATTTTCACTGTCCACATCTGGTCGTCCCAAAACATCTCAACCGTCTTGACAGGCTTGCCTTTGATTTTCAGCACTTCGACCGTCAACTTCGGGGCATCCGAGCTTTCTACCAGCCGAGCTGAAGTATCTCTGAAGTTCACCTCAACGATGGCACTTTCCCGGTCATCTTTTTCAAAGACATCGGATGTCAGTGCTGGTGCCTCTGAGTGTTCAACGACTTGCGACACGCGTTTTTTTTCGATCTGCCGATCAAGCTGGGATTGGATTTTAGAATTCATAACACCTCATATTCCTGTAGGAGCAGCGAAAGGCACACGATCACAATCATCGTGATGGTGTGCTTTCGCAGAGTTCTACTCGCGAATCTTACTGACTGCTGACGGTTTCCGACTGCCACTATACCCATCGGTCCTCACTCACGATAATCACTTCGATCTCCCCATCGACCTGTCCTTCAGTCGGGAGTGCTTTTAGCTCTACAGTCACTGGAACAACACCAGGTCCCGTGGCAGGCACACGCACCGGCGACTGGATATCGCAGTTTTTCATTCTGTAAGTGACTGATAATTGTTTCCCACTTCCCAACCATTGATACGTTCCGACGCGCGCATTTACTTTTTCGCGGTTCCGATATTTCTCATCCCATCGAATAAACGTATCTTCCTCGCTTGAGCCCGACTCGTAGTTCGTGTTCACCGATGCTGTCGTTAAGCGTCGCGCAGTGGCATCTGTGTCTCGACGAAACATTCCCGGTACCTTCCCCTGCACGAAGTCGTAGTTGTGCTCGACATTCAAACCTACGGAGTTGCAGATAACCGCTTCACCATCGAGTTCCAAGAATCTTCCATGCCCCGAATAGAAACGAGAGGTGACTCGCTCAAAATCGCGAGCATCCAGATCATCCGGATGGTCCTCTCTATCTTTCGCCATCATCGACTTGAATTGCGGCTCGTCCCTTTCCTCGATCGTTTGGCGTTTGTCCACACGATTGGAAAGCACATTATACGTCGCACTGATCGTATCTCCGATTTCAATCTCTCCACCGATCACAATTCCACGGTTAACCACCCGCGGCTCACCGCCGATGTCCGCTTCAAACGTCAAGCCTTCCGGATCATCGTTGGCAACCTTTAACTTCGTCTCATATCCACCCGGCTCCGCGATAATCTCTATTGTGTGGTTTCCTGTCAGCGTGGATACGTCAACAACCTTATCATCGGCATCCTTGAGTTCGACCTTATTGATTCTATGGAAATACTTCTTCCCGAGGACATCGGCACCCAGAGCGACTTCTTCTCGCATCGGGAGTGTATCCGTTGAAGCGAGCCCAACACGCCGCACGCCTCTGATGAGCAGCGTATGATCGGTGAGGGCACCCGTGTACTTCACGCGGAGCTGACCGGGACGATCGGGTTCAGGGTTGCGAACGATGTTCCCAGCAATCTCGGTCGTGATGTCAAATTTACCAGCACTCCAGCCTGTCGCCCGGATACGCGTAATCGTCGCACCCGCAGGCAACGCCGCCATCTGTGCCGTGGTTTTCGCCGAATCCTCGAAGGAGAGCGTAATCGTCTGCGTCTCGCCGTCTGCATCCGTATACGTAATGACGATCGTGGCGGGTGTTGACGATTGGGTCAATGTCGCCGCACTGCTCGGTGTAACCGTCAGCGTGAGTTCGTCAGGATACACACCCAAGTTGTCTGCGATCGTTTTATTGGCGTTACCGGAACCCGAAAGGTCCTGGTCATCAACGACTTTCACCGTCGCATCATCCGTGGCAGAAAAATAGGTCGCCGCGGCGATGTCGCTCAAATCCGTACCCGCCGCAACAAGCGTTTTACTGGGGATCGCAATGCTCACAGGGCTCGGATCGTTCAGGAGTGCCTGTATCAGATCAAGATACCCATCTTCTGAAGGGACCTGCACAGAAAATGGACCCGACCCCCATAAAAAATTGATTTCATCGGAAACACCCGCACGCCCCGGACTCAGTGCTTGATTCTCAAGAAGATCGGAATCCTCATCGTGCTCCCACGATGTCACAAGATATTCCCGTATCTTCCCATTCGCTTTTTTGACGAGTTTCGTCCTATCTGTAATGTCAGGCCCCCGCCCAAAAACCATAGACGTATTTTCGGCTTTTATTTGTCTTGTTGCCATTCTCCTGTCCTCCTATACACTCGTGTTTGATGGATAAATATGCGTCACAATCACCCGAAACTTGACCACCTCGAAGGGGGTACCTTGTAGTGCCGAAATTGCCCCTTCGCTGGATCGATCGCTCTCAACTACCGTTTTCACAACACCCTCTACGTCTAAATCTGGTGTCCCGTTGATGAGCCGCTCGATCGTATATATCGTGTCGGAAACCTGATCCGTAATCGGTTTCGGGAATTCAGGCGTTTCTTTCAAAACGGCTGTTAGCGCAAACGGAAGATACTCCTCGGTTTCTCCCAACGACGCATGCTCAGCGTTTTCACCGCCTGGACGCTTGCGTCTGTTGTCACCATAGTTCAACAATAATGCCGGAATCGCACCCTGCTGGTCGAGTGTCGTCCAGTGCACGTACCGCTTTTGAAGGGTCTTGATTTGGAGCGGAAATTCCGAGGGATCTTTGAGCTGATCAAACAGTTCAGCGAGGGCGTTAATGATTTGCGATCGGCGGTGCATTATGGACTTCCTTGAAATTTCTTTTTTCTCTCGTGCTATTGGGCCTTTTGTGGTACGGAGCGGGACCGGTGAACTCACCTATCAGGGATACCGGTCTACTCTTTCCAAGGAGGCTCCCACAGTTGGGAACCCAGTAATGGGGGAGGCGCTACAGCGCATCATTACACCCTATCAGAGCATAAAGTCTTCAAGCACTGGTCATCGCTCAACTCGACCCACATTCAAAACTTGTAATCGATACCGATAATGGTGTCGGTTTGAAATCTTACAACCATTCCATTAATCGATCCCTGACTATATAGTAGCCTATACCCAATTGGATCGCTATCTTACGATAAGACATTCCAGATTGCCTCATAGCAATCATTTGTTCCTTTTTATCCTCTACATCATGCTTCTTCTGTGTAGGAATGCCCAATTCTTTCATACATTTGCCCTTATTCCAGGGCGTACGCACTTTTGCAGCATCAGACATTTTCGCACGTGTTTCGGCAGAGGGCGATTTTCCTTTATTCCAAGCAGGTTTGCCTTTGTTCTTACCAAGCGTTGCTTCTCGTATTTTTCGCTTCGTTTCTTTAGAACGAGGCTTACCTCTGTTCCAAGCTGGCTTGCCATAGTTAGGGTTTTTCTCACCTTTCATCGAATCACGCATTTCTTGCTTACGTTCATCGGAGTAGTGTTTCCCATATCTATGATTTTTCTCGCCTGTCACTGCCTCGCTTTGCTTCCGCTTGGTTTCTTCAGAGTGCTTGCCTCCTTTGCCACCAGTCGTTTCATTGTAGCCATTATGAAAAGTGTCATATACTGAAATAAGTGACACTTCCATCACATCTAACGACCCTTGTGGAACATCAACACATTCCAATAGTGAATAAATTGTAAAAGCATCTTCGCCATACTTGCGGATTGCTTTAGAGATAGCATAATCTCTGTGCTTGGATTGGTAAACATGAGATTGCCACCGTTCTTCAAGCGTCCCCCACGTCTGCCCAATATATTGCTTCCCGTTCACCGTATTGGTGATCAGATAAATTTTCCCTATCATTTTGTGGTATTCTCCAGTGTTATAAGGTTGGATTCCAGTGTCCTATTGTCAGTAGGCGGTAGGGTGCTGACAACACCCTACCAACACTGGATACCTATATTATACCACATTCAAAATCTGTAGTCAATGCCAATCAAGGTATCTATTTGGGAACTAACAGATGTTTCGTCCTCATCAACCTCTGCCTGTACCGCGATATTCACCTTTGCGGACCAACCCAGTCCACCCCACAGTTCACCACCCGTGCCGATGCCGATTTTCCCTTGATGTGTGGTGTTGTTTGGATCCAGAAGTGCCTTGCCATCTATTTCAAAGTTTTTCACGTCATAGGCACCGGTAACAGAAATACCCCACAGGTTGCCTTCAGGGATAGCGATGCCTGCGTCTTTGAGTTCAGCAGAGTTGGGATTCGACGGATCGGCAAGTTCATAAATCTCGTCAAACGGGTTGCCGTTCTGCCCGAACACCCCGACCGACACTTCATATTTCCCAAGAAACGGGAACACAACCGAACCCGTCATAACGTTTTGCCGTCCAATACCCGCGAGCGTCGCACCTTGTAACTTGTTATCGGATGCAATGCGGATACGCTTGAAAGTCGCTGATAAATCAACGTTGCCGACATACAGATCCCCCGTCTGCAACTGTGCCTCTACGTCGAAGTCAACGGGACCTACCTGTTTCTCATAGTCTCCATAAACGCCGAGCGACTCATCATCGACCGCACGGGAATAACTGAAGCCCACTGTGTTGCTGAATGCAGGCAGCGCAAACAAGAGCACTGCTACCATTGCTGTGAAAATCCAGAATCTATTGAAAAACATTTGTGAAATTCTCCTTATTGTCGTTGCGTGAATTATAGTTTTTGTTATTATCGTTTTCACCCGAAAACAATAATAGACCACACGTTCGCGCCCTATGCGGAAAGTAGTTTGTATCCGTCCGGGCATCGGATCGCAGTCAGCTCCGCATTCTCCAAATACCATTGAAGATTGCTACGCTTCGCAGAATTACCTTGATTGCCACCAAACAACTTGGTGCAGTTGTCCACGGGCACACCGACATGACGGATCGGGAAGTCTGCATCTTCTTTGGGTTCAAAGACGCAGATTGCACCGTCCGTGATGTTGTCTATTTCATACCCGAATGTCTTGAAACTTGTTGCCATCAGGTTCAACCCGCTTACATCGAAGCCAAGCTCCTCAAAGATTTTCAGCCAGAACCCTGCACACCAAGACTTCCCGCCATCTGCATCGTTCGGATTGAAACCCAAGAAATCCTGAAGCTCTTTCTGGTCTCGTGCCTCGTGCTTGCCGTCCCATTCCAGACCGCTCACAACCCAATCCGCTTCCATACCCTTGACTTCTATAATGGCGGGAGGTGTTTCTATAGTTTCATTATGAGGCGTTGCTTCTATGGAAACCGGATCAATCATTTCATTGAGACCTTCTACCACGTGTAGCAACCCCGACTTTATTTTCACGAGTGCATCTACATTTTCAGTTTTCATCAGTGTGTCCCCTTTCCGTTTTGTGCTTCTTCTTGTGCTTTCTTCAAAAAATGGCTTTGCACCACGCTACTGGCGTACCCAGCGAAGTATGCAACAATCGCAAGTAAAAAAGCTTGGGTTACATAAGTGCCAGGCTCCTTCTTAAGAAAGCCTATCGAATAGGCCTCTAATAAAAATACAAATATTAACAGACCCCCGAAGATTCCAAATATCCAATTGATGATCCTGCTCGCATCGTGATCCTTGGACCATTTGGCGATCTTGCGTTCTGTTTTCGCCTGCTGTATTTGCTCTTTCTGTTCT